ACTCACGCGGAGACTGTGGATAACATCATTAACTGGGCGTGCGACGAAAATGGTGGAGTTACAATAATATTCGGTGATCCGCACAATCCGACTACCATCAAGCGCCATAAGACAGACATCGAGGACGTCCACATTTTCCAGGTCAATCCGGCAATATTTTGATGGAATAATTTTCCAGTAGCGTTATGCTGGTACAAGCAGTATACTAATCCCAGACACGGGCAATGATGGCATTGATCCCGCTGTCTGCCCGCCCCTGCCCGGCGGGCTTTTTTTCGCCCTGAAACTGCCAGTAATTGCCAGGCCATCCCGCGGGGGAAGGGCAGTATAATGGGGGTATGAAGATACTGCTTGATGAGATTATGGAGCAACGGAATATATCAGAACGGCAGGTGAGCGATCTTACCGGCCTTCCCCGGTCCCTGGTGCATGAGATCAGGCGCGGATCACGCCCGCGGATCGACATGGTGGAGCAACTGGCGAAGGGGCTGGGGGTTAAGATGAGAGACTTGATGGAGAGTGAGTATCTATGATATGGTTGCTCATAATTCCGAGCATAGAAATGGGCGCATGGAGCGCCCTATTTTTTTTTACTCCGCCGCCAGCGGGGAGGAATTGTTGACCGTTATATACCACCGGCATTCCTGCACATAGAACCGCAGCGTCACCTCGTGATTGTGCTGTCCCGCGACGGCTATACAACGGAAGTCCGCATAACTCGCGTACCGATTGGGCATGGACAGGCATTTGCTGTCTATGATCTTATAATTTGGCGCACCTTTGTCCAGAGAGAGCCTCAGCCATAGCGGCAGGACTCGGCCGTCAGGATTAAAGGACGCGATAACGTATACTCTTTTGGTCATACCGATCACCTCATTTTCATTATACAAACATACGTTCGAAAAATCAAGCGTGAAAATAGTGATTTAGTGGTTGATCGTGGAGCCGTTACTGGTGATTTCAATAATTATAGAAGTCCTGGTATATATCGTTTCAATGGGGAGCCATCAATTCTCAACTCACCCGGTAGCGTAGCCGGTAATTTGGAGGTTATCGTAACAACTGGGTACGTGATCCAGCGCATAACGGTCTATGATCGTACACACACCAGGCGATATAATGGATCGGTGTGGACTGATTGGGCCAGTTATGTTACAGGTGCTGATATACAATCTGGAATTGCAACAGTCAACGCTGCTGCAAACGGCACGACTGAATTTACGGTGAATTTCCCAAAACCGTTTTCGAAATATCCTGAGGTGGTTATGAGTGCAGTAACATCACGCCCAGACTTGCGCAGTGCAGCGCCATTAAGCCGTGACACACAAAAGGTAACTGGTGTAGTCTATAACGGCACTTCTGCCTCTGAGTTGTCTGTGTTCTGGATCGCGATTGCAAAATGATCAATTAGATTAAAGGCACTCCCCATAACGTTATTTGACTCTCTCTTTCCAAGTTAACATACTCTATAGCATTGTCAGCGGTAACATTAACTTGTATATTAAAAATCACTTTCAGGGTATTGGCTTTGATTATGTGAAATTTAATTGATGAAAATACGGCTCGTCCTGATACTTGGCCTGATAAATTAAACTCTAATACGTTTCCAACAACACCACCCACATCACACCCATAAAGTTCATTTTGGTTATCCCTGAGATGGAACAACTTATACTTGTGTAAGTTTGGAACGCTGATTTCATCGTTATATTTTATCTTCCCAGAATAGAGTAATACTTCATTTTTGGACTCAGTTAAATCACTATATTACATAAGAAGTATATTAGAACAAAAAAAGCTCAAAAAAGGGTGACAAAGAATGCGAAAAA